CGTAGCAGGATTCAGCAGCCCATATGACCCAGCTGTTATTAGAGTAGCTCTTGGACCTCTCGGTAAGTATCCAGGATATTACGTTAACAACGATGGTTTCTTGAACGACGCTATTTTCATTCAAGATAGCCGTTATTATCAAGCGTATTCTTACGTCATTAAAATCGATGAACGTCTAGACACTTATAAGTCTGTAGTTAAAGCATTGGTTCACCCAGCTGGTATGGCTGTGTTCGGTGAATATGACGTCAGAAACGAATTTGACATCTCAATTGAGCTAGAATCTATGATCAAGATTATGGCTCTAAGCGCTAAAGACTCAGTGACTATTGGCCACGGCATTCCATACATATACTTAACTAAAGGGTTTGAGGATATTGGATATGCGACAGACGCTATTAGCACTCTAGGTTTCGGTAAGAGTTTGACTGATTCTATCAGCACTCCAACTGATTCTATTACGGATAAAACTTTCAGTAAGGTTTTAGCCTACAATCATACATTATACGATGGTACTACTCTAGATACAGAGAGCACTACCCCAACTGACGCCATTTCCACTAAAGGGTTTGGTAAATATCTGGAAGACTTCCCAGCACCATCGGATGTTATTTCTAAATTTGATATCACTAAACGACTAGACGATACCTCAGTTATTACGGATCAACCTGCCTATACATTGACTAAATATATGGACAGCACTGTTGATTTCGCAACTATGCAGGATACTGGTGGTTTTATGCTTATAAACCCATATGCCGAGGCAGGTTGGTTCGGAGAACAATACGTCGGCACCCCAATCAATTTCTAATAGGAGATACTTATGGATCTAAATGAAGGCTTAAAAATGAAAGGTGAATTGACAATCGTTCACCGTGATGTTGATGGAAACATCAAAAATTCTATTCACGTACCAAACCTAGTTGTTACTGCAGGTAAGAACTTTATTGCGTCACGCATGACTGGTACTACTTTAAACCCAATGTCTCACATGGCTATCGGCACGAGTAATGCCACTCCAGCTGTTGCTGACACCACTTTAACTATCGAAGCAGGTCGTGCTACTTGTACTGGTTCTACAACAAACAACCAAGTTACTTATACAGCTACATTTAACGCTGGTGTTGGTACTGGCGCTATCGTTGAAGCTGGTATTTTCAATGCAAGCTCTGCTGGTACAATGTTGTGCCGCACTACTTTCCCAACTGTTACTAAACAAGCAAGCGACACTATTGCTATTACTTGGGTTGTTACTGTAAGCTAATCTTTTAAAAGAGCGTAAATGTCTAGTACATCCTCACTACTGAAGTCAGAGTTACACACATCCATCTCTGAAGGTTTATATAACGAGATTCAGACACGTCAATCTCGTTATTATTACTTCTTGGGCAAAACTTTGTCCTGGGATGATGAACTCAACCCACCATATCCAATTGATTCTACGGATTATACTTTCGACACTCGTAATGAAATTATTACGATGAAGGAAATTAAATCTACTGACGTTGCATATGTAATCGATCGCATCAACTGGGTTTCTGGCACAGTATATGATATGTATGATGACAATTATAGCGATACTCTGGATGGCATTAATCTGCTATCTGGGGGATACGGTTATGCGGATCCACCAACAGTTACAATTACTGGCGGTGGAGGTACTGGTGCAACAGCAGTGGCAAGTATCGCCAACGGTATTGTAATCGATATCACTATGACTAATTATGGTCGTGGTTATACATCAAACCCAACAGTAACTTTAACTGGCGGTGGTGGTGAAGGCGCATTAGCTTCTGCTCGTGTTAATAAGTCTTATACTGGCGCAAAGACAATGGAGTCCGCCAAGTTTTACGTTGTCACAGATGAGTACAACGTATACAAATGTTTAGATAACAACAATGATTCTGCTTCAACATATAAACCAGTTGGAACTACTGTAGACCCAGTAACTATGCCCGATGGTTATATGTGGAAGTATATGTATAGTATTCCTATTGCTCTTCGCAATAAATTCTTTACTGACGTCTACATGCCAGTTGTAACTGCTCTACGTGGACAGTTCTATTCAAATGGTGCATTAAGTGCCATTAAGATTGATAGACAAGGTAAGAATTATACATACGCTAACATTACTGTTAACGGAGACGGATCACGTGAGAGCGATCCTCTATTCTTAACTGGCTATCAAATAACTTCAGGTGGTTCTGGATATACTTCTGGCGCAACTGTAACATTTAGCGATCCGTTCTCAGCTAATACATGGGTATCTGGTGTTTCTGTATTGCTTGGTCAGAAGGTTAAGTATAATGGTAACATCTATGAAGTTGCTATTACTGGTGTTTTGGACACTCCAGCTCCAACTCATAAGTCTGGCATCGTTGCAAACGGAACAGCTGCTTTAAAATATATTGGAACAACAGCAAAAGCTACTGCTACTGTAACAGGTGGTGTAGTAACTGCTCTTAACCTTATTGGTTCTGTTCGTGAGATTAGCTTAAACTCAGGTGGTTCTGGATATACTTCTGCTCCAGCTGTAACAATCACAGGTGGCGGTGGTAGTGGAGTTATTGCTAATGCAGTAACATCTGGCACTTCTGTGTCTTATGTAGTTATCAGCGACGCTGGTGACAATTTCACAAGCATCCCATCAGTAGTTTTTGGTACACAGTGGGCAGCTAATACTGCGTATACAGTTGGAACTCAGATTTTTTATTCAAGTCGTTTATACACTGTAACTACTGCAGGTACTACTAGTTCTACTGCGCCGACTCATACTACTGGCGCTGTTGCTAATGGTACTGCAACATTAACATATGCTGGTTCTCCAGCGACTGGTACTGTAATCATGAGATACGGTGCTGGTTATTCTTCTCTACCAACAGTAACTATTGCTCCTGTATCTGCAGGCACTGGTGCTGCGGCTTATCTATCTGGAACTAAATCTGAAGCGAAACTATTGCCAATTTTAAGTGGTGGCGCATTGGTTGGGATTCAGATTGAAAATGGTGGTGTTGGATACACATATGCTAACCTATCAGTAACTGGTGATGGCACTGATGCAGCCCTTTCTGCAGATTTATCTCCAGGCGATGTTTCTACATTACAAGCTAACACAGAATTGTTAACTGTTGATGGAAGAATTATGTCATGCAGAGTCACTTCTGGTGGCTTTGGATATTCTGGTGCTACAGTGACTATCGATGGTGATGGCACTGGTGCTGCTGCTACTGCAACTGTTGTCAACGGTAAAGTTACTAAAATTACAATGACCAGCTACGGTCAAGGATATCGTTGGGCTAAAGTTACAATTAGTGGCGGTGGCTTTGGTGCTAAGGCTCGTGCTATTATGACAGACTTTGGTGGCCATGGTAAAAATTCTATTGCAGGTCTTTATGCACGATCTTTGATGTTCTACACTAACATCTCCAAAGACCTTAACCAAGGATTCTCAGTTAATAACGACTTCCGTCAAGTTGGTATTATCAAGAATCCACGTAAGTATGCTTCAACGTATAATACGGAAGCAGCTGCACTTTCTGGTTGCTGGGTTGTGAATGGTGCTATTAACTTAGCTCAATTCGCTCAAGACCAGATTATCTACTTGGCTCCAACTAATAGAAGATTTAGAATCGTTAACTTGAGTTCTACTTCTGCTTTAGTTCAATCGCTAGATAATGCTGTGCCAACTGTTGGTTCTGTTTTCACTAATGATTCTTCAAATACATTCAGTGTTGCTGGAGTGACGCCTCCAACAGTTGATAAATATTCGGGTGAGCTTCTGTTTATAGACAACAAGCAAGCATTCACCCCGACGGCTGACCAAACAGTTACTCTTAGAACTGTTATAAAATTCTAATAAATATTAGCAATTAATCTTTAAAGATAGAGTAAACGATGATCGATTTCAATACCGAACCATATAATGATGACTACGCTGAGGATGATAAATTCTATCGAATTTTGTTTCGTCCTTCATTCGCTGTTCAGGCTCGTGAGTTAACCCAACTACAAACAATTTTACAACAGCAAATCGCACGAACAGGTAACCATCTGTTTAAACAAGGTGCGATGGTTATTCCTGGACAAATCT